ATGGCGACGCGGGTGCTGGGCACGCTGGAGGCGATGCTCGGCGACTGGATGGGGCCGCTCAGGCTGGCGGTCGACACCGACCAGATCAGCGAGCTCGCCGACGACCGTGCGCTGTTGTGGCAGCAGGTCGGCGCGGCGACGTTCCTGAGCGACGCGGAGAAGCGGATCATGCTTGGCTTTCCCGTCGAGGAGCTGACGCAGTGAGCGCGTCGATGGACTCCGGGGCGATGCTGGCCACCCTGATGGCGCAGGCGGAGGGGCGCGGCGTCGACCTGATCACGCTGCGGGCGCTGGTCGAGGAGTCGAGCCAGGCAGGCGCGCGGCGGGCGCTGGCGTCGCTGGGGCTCGATGACGAGCGGGCGCGGCGGGACATGGATGAACTGCGCGAGCTGCTGAGCGCGTGGCGCGATGCGAAGCGGAGCGCGTGGCGGGCGGTGGTGACATGGGCGGTGCGGCTGGGGCTGGCGATGCTGCTGATCGGGATCGCGGTGAAGCTGCGGCTAACGGACCTGGTGCAATGAGGTTGCAACAGGCCCACCCCCCGGCCCCCTCCCGCAAGCGGGAGGGGGAGGTGCGGTTCGCGGGGTACGCGGCGGTGTTCGATCGGCCGGACAAGGCCGGGGATATTGTGCGGAAGGGCGCGTTCCAGCGGGCGCTGGAGCGGGCGGGCGAGGTGCCCCTGCTGTGGCAGCACAAGCCGGGCGCGGTGATCGGGCGGATCGAGCATTTGAGCGAGGACAAGCGCGGGTTGCGGGTGATTGCGGTGGTTGGGGACGCGCGGGCGGCGGGGCTGCTTGGGAGCGGGAAGGTTGATGGGTTGAGCTTCGGCTATCGAGTGCGGGACGCGACGAGCGTCGGCGGGCAGCGCGAGCTGACGGAGCTGGACCTCGTCGAGGTGAGCGTGGTGGCGAACCCGATGCACCCGAAGGCTCGGGTGCATGCGGTTGAGACCTGAGCGCCGCGCCGTCGCCGGAGGACGGACGTGGCGACGACAGGGGGCGGAACGGCTCCTCCGCCCGCGCGGCGATAACGGTATGGAATGAAGCGGGTCCCGGCTCAAGGCCGGGATGACGAATTAGGAAAAATCGATGGGCTGGGTCGCGCTTGCGGTCCGCCAGTCCCCCGGACTGGCGGCTGCGCTCGCGTCCGCGGCCCTTTTTGTTTGTGCACGGGAGATGAGTGAATGGTGGAAGTGAAGGCGGATGCGCTCGAGCAGTCGTTCGAGCAGTTCGAGAGCGACGGGGTGGCGGAGCTCAAGGCGGAGCTCGAGACGCTGAAGGCGAAGATTTCGAGCGGGGTGATCGCGGCGCAGCGGCCGGCGCTGGACGGGGTGAAGTCGGCGGAGGCCTCGGGCTTCGTCGACCAGTATCTGCGGCGCGGGATCGAGAGCGGGCTGGAGACCAAGGCGGTCGGAAGCTCGAGCGATGCGATCGGCGGCTATGCGGTGCCGCGCGAGATCGACCAGGTGATCGGCGATACGTTGAAAGCGGTGTCGCCCATCCGCGCGATCGCCAATGTCGTGCAGGTGGGAAGTGCGGGTTACCGCAAGCTGATTGCGGTCGGCGGAACGCCGTCGGGCTGGGTCGGGTTTGAAGGCGCTCGGCCGGAGACGGGGACTCCGACCTTTACCGAGGTCGTGCCGCCGTCGGGCGATCTCTATGCCAATCCGGCGGCGTCGCAGCAGATGCTCGACGATGCGGCGTTCGATGTCGAAGCCTGGCTGGCGAACGAGATTGCGGCCGAGTTCGCTCGCGCCGAAGGTGCGGCTTACGTCAACGGCACCGGTGTCGGGCAGCCGCTCGGTTTCCTTGCGTCGCCGGTTGCGACGACTGCGGACGGCGTGCGGCCGATGGGCACTTTGCAGACAATCGGCACCGGCAATGCAGGCGCCTTCCCGGCGAGCAACCCGGCCGACAAGCTGATCGACCTGGTGCAGACGCTTCGCTCGCCATACCGGCAGGGCGCGGTGTTCGTGATGAACTCGGCGACGGCGGCCGCGGTCAGGAAGTTCAAGACCGCGGACGGAGCGTTCATGTTCCAGCCGAGCCTGGCGGCGGGCCAGCCGGCGACCTTGCTCGGCTATCCGCTTATCGAGGCGGAGGACATGCCGGACATCAGCGCGAACAGCCTGTCGATCGCGTTCGGCAACTTCAAGGCCGGCTATGTGATCGCAGAGCGCAATGCGACGACGATCCTGCGCGATCCGTACACGCACAAGCCGTACGTCCACTTCTACGCGACCAAGCGGGTTGGCGGTCAGGTGGTGAATTCGGAAGCGATCAAGCTGCTGAAGTTCGCCTGATTTGACTCGGGGGCTGAGCGTTCGTTCGCTCAGCCCCTTTTCCCGTGTCGCCAGTCGGCGCGGGCCCCCTCCACCGCCTCCGGCGGTCCCCCTCCCCGTTCCGGGGAGGATTTTCTTTTGGTGAGGAGCGCCGATGTCGGACGCCTTTCAGCCGAGGTTTGTCGACCTCGTGCGCAACTACAGTATCTCGCAGGGCACGGGACCGTTCGTGCTCGGGCCGCCGGTGCAGGGGTTCTCGAGCTTTGCGAGCGCTCTCAAGACCGGCGACCAATTCTATTATTCCGCAATCGGGATCGACAAGCCGAACGAACGCGAAGTCGGACGCGGGACGCTGCAGTCGGACGGAAGCATCGCGCGCGCCGCGATCGCCGGCGCGCCGACCAGCTTCACCGCCGGCAGCAAGTCGATTGCGCTGATCGCCGCGGCGGAATGGTTCAACAATGTCCAGGCTGGAGCGGGAACGGGCGCGGCAGCGCAGGCGGCGGCGACGCGGACGGCGCTTGCGGCGACGGCGGCCGGCGCTGTCCCGGTGCAGCTCACCGAGAAGGGTCGCGAGGGCACGTTCCTCTTCGACAGCTCGAACCTCAGCGCGAAGGTCAGCGCCGATTCGGCGCAGGGCATTTATGTCGCTCCGTCTTCGGATGCGTCGGGAGCGTCCGGCGCCTGGGTGCGCAAGTTCAGCGGCGCGGTCGACGTTCGCTGGTTCGGCGCGGTTGCCGACGACACGGGCACGGCGGGCACCGACAACGGGCCGGCGTTCGCGGCGGCTATCGCCTTCCTGAATGCGACGTCATCGACGCTGAACAGTACTTCGAAGGGGTCGCGCAGGCTGATCGCATCGGGCGCTTATTATCTTGGAACGACGACCCTGGAGCTTACGCATACGTTGATGCTGTCGGGCGACGGGCCGCAAGCCGCGACCAAGCTGCGTTGGGCGGACAACACGACCGGCATCCGGATCGAGCGCTACAACACGCAAGGGGCGACCGCGGTGTCGTCGCCGACTCATTATGGCGGCGACAACAGCGTCATCGAGAACATGACGCTCTATGGCGGATTCACCGACGCCGAGAGCGAGAGCCATGCGATCCACATGCGGGCCGCGGCGATCGTCCGGAACGTCCAAATCTACAATTTCGGCGGGGATGGCATCCATATCGAGGCGACGTCGGGCGGCGGCGTTCCCCAGGAAGGCAATGCCAACGTCTGGCGCGTCGAATATTGCAATATCAGCCTGTGCCGGATTGGCCTGTTCATCGACGGCGCCGATACCAATGCGGGCGTCAGCATTTCCGTCAATGCCTTCACCAACCGGCAGGCGCATACCTGGGACAGCTCGTTCCTCAACAACACGCACATCGCCGCGCAATCGTCAGGCAATGGCGTCGTCGCGTGGTGCACCGGCGCTGCCGGGCATCCGGCGACAGCCTGCAGCTACAACGGCAATCGCTACTATGTGAAGCTGGGGCAGTCCGCCGGAGCGTCGACCAACGCGCCAACGGGAACAACCGCGGACAACGCCTATTGGGGCTATCTGACGCCGGGCGCGGTCCGGGCGGGCTATCCGGCGTGGGTCAGCGGAATGACGTGCCGCGAGGGGTCGGCGTTCCTGACCGATAACGCCAATGCGCGTATCATCTTCGACGGCTGCTACAGCGAGCAGGACCATGGGCCGTCGCAGCTTGGCCCGCTGACGCTGGTCCGGGGCGGCTTCCATGGTGCCGGAATCGTCGGCACCGGCACCGTGACCGAAGTCGGCTCGACCGGCTGCTTCACGGCGCGCGGCGCGATCGGGAAGAATGATCCGTTCGTCGGCAATCTCTACACGATCGGCGAATATAATGTGGAGGCGACGCTGCTTCGCGCCGTTCATCCCACCTACGCTCCCAACTCGTGGCGGATGGCGTTCGGCGTGAATGGCGGGGCGAAAATACGCCGAAGACCTGTGGACCCACTATAACAACAATCCGGTCGAGAAACTGAGCGGGCCGAGCACGGGCGAGCAATATGGGCGTGGGGCTGCGCAGCCTTACTATCGCCACGTCGTCAACTTCGCGCTTGGGCCCTACAACAACGCCGGAGCGCGAGTACTGACCTATGGCGCGGCTGCGCCGACGACCGGGGCGCACGCGGCCGGCGAGATCGTGTTCAACAATGGCGCGACGAGCACAACGGCGGTTGCCTGGCAGTGCGTCGCGACCGGGACGCCGGGAACCTGGCGGGCGATCTTCAGCGGCTTCGGAATTGCGCCGGTCGGTTATTCGACCGGGGCGGGCGGCGCAGTCACGCAGGCGACCGCCAAGTCGACCGGAGTCACCCTGAACAAGCTGTCGGGGCAGGTCACCATGAACGCGGGCTCGCTTGCGGCCGGGGCCGCCGCTGGGTTCACGCTCACGAACTCGCAGATCGCGGCGAGCGACATCGTCAAGGTGAACATTGCGTCCGGTGCGAGCGCGGACAGCTACGTCGTCGGGGTGGATGCGGTCGCGGCCGGATCGTGCCGGATCTCGCTGCGCAACCTGTCGGCCGGCGCGCTCGCGGAGGCGGTCGTGCTCAACTTCGCAGTGATCAAGGCGGTGGCGGCGTGAGCATCGGCGCATCCGGCATCGCCGAGGCGGCGCTTGCCCAGCAGGTGGCGATCGCGCGCGGCGGCAAGGCGCCGCGATCCCGGCAGACGGTCGCCAAGCCCGACTCCGCGACCCTGGTGCCCGAAGCGCGCTGAGCCGCGCCTACGCAACTGAGATTCAAGAGGACAAAGATGAACTATCTCCTCAAGGACCCCGACGCGGTCCTCGATTATTCCGTGGATTGGGGCGCCGAATATCTAGGCGGCGACCTGCTTGCGGAAAGCACATGGTCGGTGGTTCCCGACGAGGCCGGCGGGGTTTCGGTCCAGGCTTCGGATTTCGATGCAACCACAACCAGCGTCACCGCCGCCGGCGGGATCGCCGGACGCGTGTATCGGCTGGTCAACGCCGTCGTCCTGATGTCGGGCCGGGCCGACAGCCGCTCGATCGTGCTGCGCGTGGAGGGGCGGTGATGGGCGGCGTCGGGATGGCTCCGGCCGCGGTCACCGTCACCGAGGCGCAGGCCTATGTGCGGATCGACACGGGCGAGGAGGAGGCGATCGTCGCCGGCCTGATCCGCACCGCCACGGCATTATGCGAAAGCTTCATCGGCCAGGCGTTGATCGCCCGGCCATTCAACGAGGATGTTCCGGCGAGCGGCTGCTGGCAGCGGCTGACGGCAGCGCCGGTACAGTCGATCTCGGCGGCGCAGGGGATCGCCAGTGACGGGAGCGCGGCGGACCTCGCGAGCAGCGACTATGGCGTGGATGTGGATTCCGGCGGGTCGGGCTGGGTGCGCCTGGCACGAGATACTGGCGTGACCCGCCTGAGGGTGAGCGGAACGGTCGGCATGGCCGAGAGCCAGAGCGACGTCCCCGAGCCGATCCGGCAAGGCGTGTTGCGGCTGGTCGCGCATCTGTTCGCGACGCGCGACGGATCGGGTGGTGAACCGCCGGCAGCGGTGACGGCGCTGTGGCGGCCCTACCGCAGGCTGGGTTTGCGATGAGAAGCGGCGAATTCGCGGGGACGCTCTGCGAGCGGATCCTCATCGAGCAGCCATCGATGCAGCGGGACCCGAGCGGGCTTCCGCTCGTGGGCTGGGTGAGCGTTTGCACCTGCAGTGCGAGCATCGTGCCGGACGGTGTCGGGCCGCAGAGCCAGGGCGAGGCGCCGAGCGCGATGCAGCGATTCCGGGTCACGATCCGGCGGCGCGACGGCATCGCCATCGACCAGCGCATCAGCTGGGGAGCGAGGCGGCTGATGGTGCGGCAGCTGCTCGACGACCGCGTAGCGAAGGATCGGATCAGCATGCGATGCGACGAGGTGCGAGGATGATGGAGAAAGCAGTCGAGCGCGCCCGCCAACTCGGCGAGGCGCGGGCGCAAAGCGTCGCGGAAGAGGTCAGGGACACGGTGCGGGCGGAACTTCCTGGACAAACCGTTGAGGTGGACGGAAGCGATCTCGTCGTCACCGGACACGGCCTGCTGAGGCAGTGGCTGCAGTCCGCGGACCTCCGATTTCTGGCGAGCAGGCGGCGATGAGCGCGGGCGCGATGGTGGCGACGGCGGTGGTCGCGAGCCTGGCCGACGTGGGACTTGCGGGCGTTTATGACGGGCCGCCGGCGCGGGCCGCTTACCCTTACGCGACGATCGATGCCGCGAGCGAGGCCGACTGGAGCCACAAGACGGGGACCGGGCGCGAGGTGGCGCTGGCAGTGACGGTCTGGGACGACCAGCCGATGCGGCTGCGCGACCTTGCCGATGCGGCCGAGCAGCGAATCGCGGCGATCGAGCTTTCCGGCGACTGGCAGCTGGTCAGCCTGCGCTTCGTGCGCCGGCGTGTCATCCGCGATGTCAGCGGGCCCTGGGCGGCGGCAATCGATTTCCGGGCGCGGCTGCTGGCGAACTGATTTTCGGCGGTCCGAGCGCGGGATTCATTCAACGAGGAGAAGATTATGGCGGCGGAACGCGGAAGCGCATTCCTGCTCAAGATCGGCGACGGTTCGGCGACCCCGACCTATGCGACCGTGGCGGGGCTGAAGACGACGCAATTGTCGATCAACGGCAATGCGGTCGAGATCACCAACAAGGGCAGCGGCGGCTGGCGCGAGTTGCTGTCCGGCGCGGGCGTGAGGTCGGTGTCGGTCGCGGCGAGCGGCATCTTCACGGGCAGCAGCGCGGAAACGCAGGTGCGCGGCCTGGCGCTGACGGGGACGTTGCAGAGCTGCCAGCTGAGCTTCGAGAGCGGCGAGCGGATGCAGGGGCAGTTCCTGGTTACGCGGCTGGAATATGCCGGCGATTTCAACGGCGAGCGCAACTACACGCTAGCCCTCGAAAGCTCGGGCGAAGTGGTGGCGCTATGAGCGGGGCCAACGCGTATCGTGGCGAGTGTAGCCTGGAGGTCGGCGGCGAAACGCTGGTGCTTCGGCCGAGCTTTGCAGCGCTGGTCGCGGCGGAGGAGGAGCTCGGCTCGCTTTTCGAGCTGGTCGAGCAGGCTGCAGCCGGGCAGCTTGGGCTGCAGCAGATCGTTGCCTTGTTCGACCATCTTTCGAAAAGCCGCGTCGGCGCGATTACGCGTGAGCGGATCGGCGAGGCTGTGGTCGAGCTGGGGCTGGCGAAGATCACGCCAGTCCTGCGCGCTGTCCTGAGTCAGGTCCTGCAGGGGCGATGACCGCAAAGTTCGGCAATGCGGCCTCGCGATTGTGCGGGGCCGCGTCGACGCTTCTTGGGTGGCGGCCGGACGAGTTCTGGAACGCGACGCCTGCGGAGCTGGCAACGGCCCTGGCGCCGCCGGAGCATAGTGCCGAGCCCATGCTGCCGGACGTCTTCGCCGATCTTCGGCAACGCTTCCCTGACGATTGAAAGCAGTAAGAGATGGATGAGGAAATCGATCGGCTGGTCGTCAGCGTGCGCGCGGACACGGCTGGCTTTGCACGTGACGTGGCATCGATGCGCGGCGAGCTCGAGGGGCCGCTTGCGAGCGGCGTCAGCCGGGCCGGGCGACTGATCGACAATGCGCTCGCAAGTGCGCTCAAGACCGGCAAGCTAGGCTTCGACGACCTGAAGAAGACGGCACTGTCGGCGATGTCGGACATCGAGCAGTCGTCGTTGCGTGCCCTCTTCGGTACGTCGGGTGGAACGGGCGGAAGTATCGGCAAGGGATTGCTGAGCGGGATCGGAAGCGTCGTCTCAGGGCTGATGGGGTCTCCGGGCCGGGCGACCGGCGGACCGGTTTCGCAAGGTCGCGCCTATGTCGTGGGCGAGAACGGGCCCGAGCTGTTCGTGCCGGGCAGCGCGGGGCGGATCGAGACCGGCGGGGGATCGGGCGCGCGGGACGTGCGCGTTGCGATTTCGGTGCAGACGCCGACGCCTTCGGACCCGCAGGTGCTGCGACAATCGAGCAGGCAGTTGGCGCGCGCGGTTCGGGCTGCGTTGGCGAGCGGGCGATGAGATACTGGTTCACTCGGCCGGACGCGCCGATTGCCGGCACGTGGGTCAAGCGGTTCGATCCCCGCTACTGGACCGTCGATTTTCCCCGCGGAACCGTCGCAAGCGTCGTCACTGGCGACGATCCGCATAGCATGACGGTCACGGCGGAGATGGCGCGCAAGGGCGACCTGGTCGGACTCATTTACGAGAGCGCCGACCGGCTGTCGCATCCGGCGCATGCGTACCGGACGGGTGTCGATTATTCCGGATGTACGTTGAGCTTTCGCTGGCAGTCGAGCGGCGTGATGCCGCTGGACGCGGCGAACGGTCCGACGCTGACGATCGAAGGCAAGGACGCCGCGGGCAATCCGCGGTCCTGGTACGTGCGGCTCTGGAATTATGCGCAGGGCTCTTCGACCGATGCCGTGATTACGCTCGACTTCGACGCGATGGATGGCGGCTTCGGGCTGCCAGCGGACGCGGACGGGGTGAATCCGAGCGCGATCGACCGATTGTTCATCAGCATCGTCGCGCCCGATTACGCGGAGGGATCGGCAGAGCTGCGCGCCGCGCCGGCGAAGGCGACGGTGACGATCAGCGGACTTGCCTGCGACGGCCATGCCAGCGTCCTTCGCATCAACGATGCGATGGTGCCTGAGCATGACCTGCGCATCGCGACGGCCTATGACGACATGTACAATTTGACGCCCGAACGGATTGTCGAGGCAGTGGAGCGGCTCGGCTACCGCGGGGTCATCAATCACTATATCGGAATGAGCCACTATTTCGCGCTGGACGGCGCGGGGCTGGTGGATGCGTCGCGACCGATGAACGATGCTGCGCTGGCGTGGCATCGCGCGTTCGCCGAGGCGGCCAAAGTGCGCGGCTATGACGTGATCTGGTCGCTGTCGTACGAAATCCTGGACCAGTTCTGCCCGGACGCGTGGAAGCAACGCGACTATCACGGCGCGTCGGCGGCGACCGGATATGATCCGCCCTCGACGCTCGTGTCGCCGGCGAACGAGGACGCGATCGCCTTCCTGCGTTCGGTCGGGGAGCAATTCGTAGATATCGCTGTCGAGGCTGGCCTGCAGCCGCAGGTCCAGGTTGGCGAGCCGTGGTGGTGGGTGACGGCGAGCGGCGGGCTCAGCCTTTACGACGATGCGGCGAAAGCAGCGCTGGGCGGCGCGCCTGTCGAGATCGCGGACGTGCGTGCGGCGATGACGACGGCGCAGACGGAGTTGCTCGATGCCGCCGGGGCCTTGCTCGCGGCATCGACGGCGGAGATCGCGAATGCGGCGAAGGCAAAGGCGGCGGACACTCGGACGCTGTTGCTCGCTTACCTGCCGGTCGTGCTCGATCCTGCGGCGCCGGAGCTGGCGCGGGCCAACCTGCCGGTCGGCTGGGCGAAGCCTGCGTTCGATGTCCTTCAGCTGGAAGATTACGACTGGGTGACGAGCGGGCGAAGCAACCTGCGGGCGTTTGCCTATTCCGAGGTGCAGGCGCGGCTCGGCTATTCGGCCGGCGAGCAGCATTATCTGTCCGGCTTCGTCGCGAACGCCGCCGAGCGCGGCCAATGGCGCGAGGTGATCGACGCAGCCCTGGAGGCGCGGCGGCGCGGTTGCGCGGAGGTCTTCATCTGGGCCCTCCCGCAGGTGCTTCGCGACGGACTGACAATCTTTGGAACGGAGGCGGCGGTGGCGCCCTTTGACGATCTATCCTTCCCGATCGAGATCGGCGCGCAGGCGAGCGTTGCGCCAAGCTATTCGACCAGTATCGTGACGACGGCGAGCGGATATGAGAGCCGCAACGCCAACTGGCAGCAGGCGCGGCTGAAGTTCGATGCTGGGCCGGGCGTTCGCGGCGATTCGGAACTTGAGACCCTGATCGCGTTCTTCCGAGCCCGCCGCGGGCCCGCCGTGGGGTTCCGCTTCCGCGATCCCTATGATTTCAGCTCGAACGGGATGACGGCGACACCGAGCGCGAGCGACCAGGCGATCGGATTCGGGGACGGCGCGACGGCTCGGTTCGAATTGGTGAAGGCTTACGGCGGCGGCGAGACGCGACGAATCACTCGGCCCGTTGCCGGGACGGTTCGGGTGGCGATCGACGGGACCGAGCTCGCGAGCGGATGGACGCTGGCGCCGCTCGGCGTGATCGAGCTGTCGGAGGCGCCCGCAGTTGGGGCGACCGTAACGGCCGGGTTTCTGTTCGACGTGCCGGTGCGGTTCGCCGAAGATCAGATCGAGGTGAATCGGGCGACGTTCCTGGCCGGCGAGGCGCCGAGCGTGCCGCTGGTCGAAGTCCGCGAGGGCTGAGCGGTGGCGACAATGATCGATGGGGAGGCCACGAGCCTCGCCCTGTGCTGGCGGCTCGAGCGGGCCGACGGCGCCGGAATCGCGCTTACCAGTCACGACGAGGCTGTGCTGATCGGCAACGACCGCTACGAGCCTGAGCCGGGCATCGTGCCCGCGTCGGTGAGCCGCAGGCTCGGGCTCGATGCCCAGACGTCGGAGATTTCAGGCGGTCTCAGTTCGGACGCGCTGGATGAGACGGAGCTCACGCTCGGCCGGTGGGACGGTGCGCGGGCGGTGCTCGTCGCAGTGGACTGGAGCAGCCCCGACCGCGGGGAGACCAGCTTGCTCACGGGTGAGATCGGGCAAGTGCAGACCCAGGACGGAGGCTTCTCCGCCGACCTGAACGGCGCCGCCGCTGCGCTGGACCGGCCGATCTGTCCGTCGACCTCGCCGCAATGCCGGGCCGAGCTTGGCGACGCGGCGTGCCGGATCGATCTTCGCGGGCGGAGCGCGCGGGCGATCGTGGCGGGCAGTAGCGGCGGCGAGCTGACGTTGGAAGACGCCGTCGACAGCAGGTTCCTCCTCGGCCGGCTGCGCTACCTGAGCGGATCCAATTGCGGGCTCTCGACCGTGATCATTGGGGTTGCCGGTGACCAGATTCGGGTTCGCGACCTGCCGCGAGCGGCGATCGAGGAAGGTTGCCGGGTCGAGCTTCGCGAAGGGTGCGACAAGACATTCGCGACCTGCCGAACGCGCTTCGCCAATGCCGCGAATTTTCGGGGCGAGCCGTACCTGCCCGGCAATGACCTTCTCACCCGATACCCGGGGGCCTGACATGACCAATCCATTCGTCGACCGGGCGCGCGCTCTGGTCGGCACGCGGTTTCGCCCGCAGGGACGGAGCCCGGAGACAGGGCTCGACTGCGTCGGTCTTGCACTGGCGGTGTTCGGCATTCGCGCGAACGCCGTGCGGCGGGACTACCGATTGCGCGGCGCTCACGGCCAGGAGCTGAGTCGCGAGGTGCTGCGGTTCTTCCGGCGCGTCGGCAAGGTGGCCGCGGCGCCCGGCGACCTGGTGATATCCAGTGTCGCCCTCGACCAGCTGCATCTCTCGATCATCAGCGACGGCGCCTTCGTCCACGCGGACGGGAGGATCGGCCGCGTCGTCGAGACGCCGGGAACGCCTTCGTGGCCATGCGAGGGCGTTTATCGGCGCCGGGTACGTGGGGAGAGCTAGGCGATGGCGACTCTTGTTCTCAGCACGGTCGGCACATCGCTTGGCGGTCCCGTCGGCGGCGCGATCGGCAGTCTGATTGGCCAGTCGATCGATCAGCAGATGCTGGCTCCGCCGGCGCGAGGGCCCCGGCTCGGCGACCTGTCGGTCCAGACGTCGGCGTACGGGACGCAAATCCCGCGAGTCTATGGGACGATGCGCGTGGCAGGCAGCGTGGTCTGGTCAACCGACCTGATCGAAAGCAGCGCCATCGCGGGCGCCAAGGGCGAGCCTGACGTCACCTACAGTTATTCGGTGTCGATGGCGGTCGCGCTGTCATCACGGCCCTTGCGCGAGATCCGCCGCATCTGGGCCGACGGCAATCTGCTGCGGGGCGAGGCCGGCGATTTCAAGACGAGCACGGATTTCCGCTTCTACGACGGCGGCGAGGATCAGGCGGTCGATCCGCTGATCGGCTCCATCGAAGGAGCCGACGGGACGCCAGCCTATCGCGGACTGGCAATGGCGATGTTCGAGAATCTCGAGCTTGCCGATTTCGGCAACCGCATTCCGTTCCTGACCTTCGAAGTCGTCGCGGACGACGGCGACCCGACGCTTGCAGACATTCTCGGCGACGCGAGCGATGGGTGCATCAGGATCGCGGATGGGCGGACGTTGGTGGGCTATTCCGCAATCGGCAAGTCGATGAGCGCGGCGATTCGGCCGCTAGTCGACACGTTCGATGTGGAGCTGGTCGATGCGTGCGGATTGATAGGGCCTGCCGACGGCGAGACGCTCCAGATTGGCGAGGATGAGCTCGGGACGTCGGCAAACAGCTCGACCGCCACGCGGATGCAGCGCGATCAAGACCCGGCCCGGTCCCTGCCGGCATCGGTTCTGGTGACCTATTACGATCCGGAACGCGATTATCAGTCCGGGCTGGCGCGAGCGGATGGCGGCGCGCGCGAAGGCGAGGAGACCCGGATCGAGTTGCCGGCCGTCCTTTCCGCTGCCTCTGCTCGCTCGCTAGCCGAGGAAGCGATTGCGCGAGCATGGGCTCGGCGCGACCGGTTGAAGCTGAGTCTGCCCGGCAGCCGGATCGGGCTCCTTCCGGGTGCTCGCGTCAAGGTCCCGGCGATGCCGGGAATTTGGCGGGTCGAGCAGAGCACGATCGACGCGATGGCGGTTGCGCTCGAGCTGCGGCCGGAATGGCGGCCTTTGCCTGACATCGCCGCGGACAGCGGACGGTCGAACGCCGCTGCCGACCGCGTCGACGGGCCAGCCAGCTTTGCCTTGGCCGAGCTTCCGAGCATCGACGGAACGCCGTCGTCAGTCCCGAATGTTTACCTTGCCGCGGCCAGTGCAACGCAGGGTTGGAAGCCGCTCGCGGTCGAGGTCACGGGACCGGGATGGTTGGCGAGCAGCACGACTTCGGCAGTTAAATCGGTTCTGGGTGCTGCGATCAGCATTCTGCCGGACGGGAGCACCGACCTCGTCGACGCGGTCGGGTTCGTGGATGTCCGGCTCGTCGATGCGGAACAGTGGCTCTTAAGCTGCGACGACGAGGCCTTGATGGCGGGCGCAAACCTTGCCCTTCTCGGCGGCGAGATCCTGCAGTTCGGTGTGGCGAAGCCGCTTGGCGCGGGCGCTTTTCGGCTGTCTCGATTGCTGCGCGGCAGGGGCGGAACGGAATGGGCGACGGCCGGGCACCAGGCCGGCGAGGCATTCGTGCTGCTTGAGGCGGCGTCACTTCGGCAGGTTCCGCTGCCGGATTGGGCTAGCGGAAGCGAGTTCGAGGTGCTGCAACCCGCGCGGCAGGGGAGCGCGAGCGCGGCGCTCAAGGTCAGTGGGGACAGTCTTCGGCCCTGGTCGCCGGTTGGACTTCGGGCCGCGCTCACCGATGGTGGCGATCTTGCGATCGGCTGGATCCGCCGAAGCCGAGTGCGCTGCGGTTGGCTCGACGACATCGACATGCCGCTTGGCGAGCGGCTCGAGCAATATGACGTCACGATCACGGCCGGGGAGCAGTCGCTGGACTATTCCTGCGGAATGCCAGCGATCACGATTTCCGCTGTGCAGCTGGGACGACTCGGCACAGGAACGGCGACGATCTCGGTCAGGCAGGTCGGCGACTGGGGCGCGTCGCGTCCGGCCACCGTACACATTACGCTAAGCTAGGAGAACGAAAGTGGGCGCAAGCGCGCGATTCTCGCTGCCCCTTCTCGCCGCCGGACAGGCGCAGAAGGAAGCGGTGCACAATGAAGCGGTCCAGCTGCTCGATTTTCTGGCCGCGGCGGCGGTCGAGGATGTGCCGGGAGCAACTCCTCCGGGCGCTCCGCAAGTGGGCGCGACCTATATCGTCGGGGAGGGTGCGACAGAAGGGTGGGCCGGGCAAGACAATAGCCTGGCGGGCTATAGCGCCGCCGGGTGGCGATTCATTTCGCCGCGGGACGGGATGCTGGCCTATGTCGTGAGCCAGTCGACCTGGGCACTCTATCGCGGAGGCGCGTGGGAGATCGGCGCCGTTCGCGGCGACAAGCTCGTGATCGCCGGCCAGCAGGTCGTCGGACCGCGTGCCGCGATGATCGCTGCCCCGACCGGAGGCGCCACCGTGGACGCTCAATCACGGACGGCGATCGCGCAGATCCTGTCCGCGCTGCAAACCCACGGACTGATTGGAAGCTAGCGCATTACTATCGAGCCGAGGCAATCTGCTGCGGTGGCGCGGAATCCCATCCATAGACGTCGGGCAGATAGGCAATTTGGCCGTTCTGCACCTGCGCGGTGATGTAGGTCACATAGACCGGGACGCCGCGGGGCAGCTGCACCTGAACTTCCGCATCCTGGCTCGGGGCCGCCGGCTCCTGACCCAGCAGCCACCGGCCGAGGCGCCTGGCGTCCTGCAGGCGCACGCAGCCATTACTGAGGGATCGCGCATTCTTGTCGAAATATTCCCGTTCGGGAGAATCGTGGAGGTAGATGTCCTCGCCGTTCGGGAAAGGGAACTTGAGCCTGCCCATCGAATTTTTCGGGCCCGGGTCCTGGCGGACGCGAATGTGCACGTTGCCGGCGAGAACACCCTTCCAGTCGATCTGCGTCCAGGGCACGACCGCCGAGTCCACCGTCCAGTCGGCCATCACCTTGTATCCCTGGCGTTTCAGGTAGGCGTCGCCCTCCTTCAGGACGTTCGGTGCGGTCACCTTGCGAACCAGGTGGTCGGGCACGTTCCAGTAGGGGTTGTAGACGATGTAGCTCATGATGCTGGCGATGAGCGGGGTCGGCAGTTCGGGCTTGCCGGAGACGACCTTCATCGAGTCCACCGGGTGCCCGTTCTCATACATCGTCAGCAGCTGCGATCCTGAATCGACGACGATGAAGCGTCCCGCTGCCGGGATCGAGCGAACGCGGTCTAGATTGGCGAGAAGGCGTGGGTCGGGCGTGAAATTGCCGGTCGCCTGCGCCTGCGCCCAGGCGGTATCGCGAAGGCTCGAATAGATCGGGTTCACGTTGGATGTGGCCGTCACGTACGCTGCGAGCGACGGCGCGGCGGCTGCGGTCAGGAGAATCTGGTCGGCGCGCGTCCCCTGCGGTGCAAGAACTCGATAAGCGTAGGACATACCCTTTGTCGGCTGCTTGATCGTCTGCACATATTCGACCCAGTCGGTGGAGAGCAGGTGGTCAGCGGATTGGATATCCATGGGATTGCCGCTTTGCGCCTGGGCTAGCGCTGCCTCTGCGCGCGCCGCGAGTGCCGGACCGCTCGGCAGGCCATCGAAGGATGCTCTGCGAAGGATGGAAACGAGCTGCGCGGTGGCGGGATCGGCGACGCCGTTCCGGAACCAGATCGGCCGGGCGTGGAAGCGGTCGTAATAACTCGCGACGGAGCTTGCGGCACTCAGACCTGGATCGCCGGGCGCAACATATTGCGCCTGAGCCATCCCGCCGGCGCCAGCGACCAACACGCCGAGAATTGAACTCAAGCCGTTCTGAACCTTCAC